ATAATCTTTCGATTGCTTATGGTGAACATGATGGGTAAAAATATAACGATGCTTTGTGTTTGCCCAATATTCTTTTGCTTCAACTGCCATAAGCAATGGCAAATCATTCATCTTTGCACCATCGCCATGTGTTGTGCCAATAATATTTTGACCATACTGAAAATACTTCCGATGTGCAATTGAGCAATCAAAGGTCATGTTCTTGTTATTTCTAAACCACGTTTGAATTACATCCGCTAAAAAGAACCCACTTTGATAGTCATGGTTTGATGGATTGAATGTGAAGTGTACATCCGCCAATGGAAGCAACATTTCAAGAACATCCACATACACTTGTTTTGCTTTTAAAAAGTTTGAATAGAACATTCCATCCGTATCTTGTGGTGTTCCTGAAGTTGTTTGTCGTTTTGGTGAATCAATGTGCAATATGTCATTGCCACCAATAAAAAGTATTTGGTCTATGTTATAACCACGTGACTTGTCAATGATACCTTGCACACCTTCCTTCACACGTTGCACTGCTATGTTTGTGTTGTAGTCTTCACCAGTTTCAAATGCTTCACATAGTTTGCCAATATGCACATCCGCTGGATCAACAACAAGCAAATGACCATCTTGTATTTTGGTTCGTGTTAGTGGTGGGTATGTTGGTGCATAATCTTTTAAGTCATTAATCAGTTGTTCACGTATTTTATCATAGTCAACTGCACCCTCAAAGTCAGGATTCTTAAAAAATAAACTTGTGTCTTTGGTTTTAACCCAACCATGTTTGACATTGTGAGTTGGCACACCAGCCGTTTCACAATATGCATCAATCTTGGATTTTAAATTTAAGAAGTATTTTTTTACACTTAACTTTGATTTGCCAGTTAAGTCACCAATCCTTTTATAATATTGAACATTTTGCTCATTATCAAATTGTGGGTACTTGTTAAAAATGTCAATCCATTCATCCGAATAAATCCTTTTCATTTTGTACATTATATGATGGGCACGCTTTCAAACCATTTGAAAACTCATTGTGTCCATGTATTGACACATCAGGATAACAACCTTTTAACTTTTTTACAAGTCTAATTATTGCATCCTTTTGTGCTTTTGTTCTTGTGTCTTTTGGTGTTTTACCATCTGCTTCAACACCTCCAACATATGCGATTCCAATGCTGCCTTTGTTAAAACCTCTTGTATGAGCTCCAATCAATTCAATTGGTCGACCAGCATTGATGTTGCCTTTTATATCAATGACATAATGATAACCAATGTCTGACCACCCTCTTGCCAAATGCCATCTTCGTATGGTATCAACGCTTATGTCATCCCCTTCACGTGTTGCAGTGCAATGAATTATTATCTTATGGATTGCCCTCATAGTTGTTTCTTTACATCCTTGATCTTGGAAATCATTTGTTTAAATTTATCAATAAAAGAATAACCTTTGACCGCAATGAATGATTCATCCATTGACTTGACTTCAATGCTTATTAAAGTTAATGCAGTGATTTTGGTTGCAATATATTCCACATCCACAACACTCATAGTTAATTCATTTATGATAAACACATCAGAACCATACACCATCATAATGGTTGTGATGTATGAAATTAGTTTTGGTACAAGTCCATTCCTAAATATTTTTGAAGTGATTTTTTCGTTTAATTGTTTAGCTTTCCACACACCAAATGCAGTGTCAATAATGGTGCTTAAACTAATTAAAATAATCAATGGTTTGATTGGTGCAAAAAATAATATTATTACTTTCAATATGGATGCTAAATATGTTTTCATTCTTCTTCAGTTTGACAATATGGCGATTCAGGATTGACAAGGCAAAATTCCTTGAGATAGAGTTCAGCCGTTCCCGCGAATACGTGTATTCCATCAGGAGTAGGATAAACTTCATATTGGACCAATGTTCCAAGATCAACATTCCAAAGAATATCAACCGCATATTTGGTTGATAGGTCAGTGCATTCACCTTCTTCGTTGTATGCAAAACATATGTTGCCAATCTCATGAATTGCTGCAACTTCTGCAATCAATATGCTTTGTCCTTCTTCAACTTCATTATATAGTGTTTCACGAATGGTCAACCATTCTTGTTCATTTGCAAATTCGTATTTTTTAAATATCATTATATTGTTGTTAATGTTGTTAATTCTTCATCTGTCAATGCTTCATTAAATATTGCAACTTGTTTGCATTTACCATAAAATTCTGCTCCACCATTTGCATTTGCAAATCGAACTTGGTTTAAACCTATTGGCATAGATGTTCCACTTAAATCAGTTGCAACCTCTACTCCATTAATCCATAAAGCAAAATCATCAGCTTTATATTTTGCAGCAATTTTATGATAATCTAATGTATTGCTAACATCAAAAAACAAATCTGCTAATAAAACATTGTTTCCCCTTACAATTAATCTAATTCTATTTGATACATCACTTAAATAAATTACAATTCTATTTGCAGTTGTTCCATCACTTAATGAAATACCTCTAAATGTCAAATCATTATTTAATGCTGCTATTTCTGTAAATAACACACCTTCTGAATCATTAAAAATAGTTGCATCTCCAGCATCTTGGCAAACATCCGCCACCCTCGTAACACTCGTTCCATTTGTTGGGATGTAGCTTGTTGTGTATTTGCCTTGTTCAAGTTGAGCAAATTTAATATAATATGATTCTCCAGTTGTACCATATAAATTGTTACCTACTCTGCTACCTTGATAAATATTCAATCTTGTATTTAGTACGCTTTCGTGGACTGGTACTTTTAAAAGTTTCCACCCATTATTCATTGATATGCTTTCACATTTTGCAGCATTACCTACAATGTTAAAATCTACAAATTGGTCATTTGCGAAATCATACAAAACATCTGGCTGTGTATTTGATATACAAGCAAAACCCAAATATTCTGGTGAGTTTAATGATGGCTTAACCAAGTATGTTGAGGAATAATCATTACCTGCAGTCATTATCGCACTATAATAAATCCTTGAAGCACTTGAAGTAACTGAACTTTCTATCTCGTATGCATTACTATCAATAGGATTTGTGTTGTTAATCAAAGTTCGATTTGAATTAATAGCCCCCCATTGGCTGAAATCTTCCGTATATGGAACTATATTCGTCCTCTGTGGCTCAAGTAATAAAGTAGGGCAACTTGCTCCACCACTATAATCCAATCGAGGAATGTCAAGTCTGTCAGTAGTTTTTATGTAGGCTTTTGGTGAGTTGCCTTTGACAAGTTGTGCACCCCAAATGTATATGTCATTTGTAGTAGTCGTAGGATGTTGAAATAAACCAATAATAACTTGCATATCACTATTAAATGACCTTGTTTCGTATTGTAATTCAAATCTTTGCCATTCATTTGTAGCTATTAAGTTATAAGTTGCATCAATTAAGGTTGCATTCCTTATATATAAACTAAAATCCTCATCACTTCCACTTGCAGACTTAACATAACAACTTAATTTAATTCTTGTTGATAATCCAAACGATTCTTGTACTGATGAAAATGCTAAAGATTTACCGACCCTATTTGGACTTCCAGTTGCTACTTGGTCGCATTGTAATCTATCAGCTGTTAATGTTCCTATTGGACTTTCTGTTGCGTTATTTGTAAGAATTGGAGTTAATGCAGAACCTTGAATCCAATTACTCCATTGGCTAAAATCTTCTGAATAAGTTAATTTATTCCAAGGTACTTCCTCAATAAATCCGTCTGAATTTACCCTTGTACCAGTTGATGCTCTTGTAAATGTAAAATCACCATCACCATTTCTTGGTTTGACCGAATACAAAATATCCTCTTTGTATCCGCTTGGTATCATTACCAGTGATGATTTGTCTAATATACTCATAAACTTTCCCTCACTGAATATTCCATGATCACCCTCGCACATTGCGAAGTTGAATCAAACATTATTTCTTGATTGCTTAAATATATTTGTTGAATGGTCTTGCCACCACTTACACCTTTGTAACGATTTAAAATCAAATCAATCTGTTCAGCAATTGCATTTGCTTCAGCAAATCCACCATTCCCATCTTTGACTTTACTTGCATAAATATTAATTTCAACATCGTGATTTATTATTGAATAACCATCTTTGAAGTTTTCAGGTGTTGATTGTTCTGTAATTATAACACGAGGAAATAAATTTTCTTGCGGTGAAATTCCATAATTTAATTGTTCAACTAAAGTTGTTATTGACGAAACATTAAGTAGTTGATAGATAGCACCTCCAATCATTAACGCAAAAATGACATTTTATTCAAATTTATTTGTGTAAACTTTTTTACTTTGTTTTGCAGT